TGGAGTTGCATGGGGAGTTGCATGGGTTGCAGGGGTTGCATGTGCGGTCGCACCCCATCCGATCGGTTTCATGCGTTTAAGCGCCGTTTCGATCTCGAAATCGCTCGGTGTCAGCCGCCAGGCGGTCGACAAAGCCATCAAGCGGGGCCGGATCGACCCGAGCAAGCCGATCGACCAGATCCGGATCGATTGGGAGCGCAACGCGGATCCGTTGCAGCGCTCCAGGCGATTGTCGCCGGTCCCGGATCCGCCTGCCCCGGTACAACCGGTTCGCCAGCCCGCGCCGGCGCCGACTGCTCGCCGGGTAGCAGATGAGGATACCGACGGCGGCGGGCCAGCGAAACTTGGCGGTCTGACCAAGTTCGACCTGGAGATGCGGGACATGGCGGTCCGGCTCAAGCTCCGCCAGGTCGCGCTGCGCGAGAAGGAAGGCGCACTGATCCGCGCGGATGAGGTGGATGCTGCGTGGGCCGCTCTGGTGCTGAACGCGAAGTCGCGGTTGATGCAGATGGGCGATGAACTTGCCGATGTCCTGGCGTGCTCTTCCGACCGGGTTCACTGCAAGCAGCTCATCGATGACAAGGTGTACGAGATCCTGAACGAGCTCGCCCGGTACAGAAATGGCCAATGACGGTAGACAGGTCGATCGAGAGGGCTTCGCTGTTATGGGCGCCGCCGCCGCGCCAGACCGTCTGCGAGTGGGCGAAAGAGAACTTCATCGTCACCACTGGCGCGAACAAAGGACGCTTCCGGCCGGCTGCGTATCAGCTGGAACCGATCAATGCGATCGGCGATCCGGCGATCAACGAGATCGTGATCATGTCCGCCACGCAGATGTTGAAGACGATCACGATCCTGGTCGGAATCACTTACGTGATCGCGCGGGATCCGGACCCGATCATGGTCGTGATGCCGCGCGACTCGGACGTCGGCAAGTTTTCCAAGTTCCGGCTGGCATCGACGTTGCGCGAGATGACGGTGCTGCGCGGACTGGTCTGTGATCCCAAGTCGCGCAACTCGTCGACGACGATCGACACGAAGGACTTCCCAGGCGGTCCGCTGATCATGACGGCGGCAGGCTCGCCGGCGAACCTGGCGGCGTACGCGATCCGCTATCTCTTCTGCGATGAGGTTGACAAGTATCCCAAGTCTTCCGGTGGAGAAGGCAATCCGATCGATGTGGCGAATAAGCGCACGGCGACATTCCGCGGCCGGCGCAAGCGAATTCAGACCTGCTCGCCGACCATTGCCCGCGAATCGCAAATCGCAGCAGCCTACGCGGAGACGGACCAGCGCAAGTTCTGGGTGCCGTGCCCTGTCTGTGGCCAAGACCAGATCCTGGTATGGCGACAGGTCCGGTTCGCAAAGAAGATCGAGGACGTCAAAGAGCGCGCAGCCACGGCGACGTACGCCTGCGAGCACTGCGGTGCGATATGGAACGACGTCCAGCGCTGGGCGGCCGTTCAGCGTGGTGTGTGGCGTGCGGATCGGCCATTCAACGGCGCGGCGGGCTTCTGGATCAGTGAGTTGTACTCGCAGTTCAAACCCTTGCGGGAACTGGTTTCCGATTTCCTCAAGGCCAAGGACGATCCGGAGCGTCTCAAGGTGTTCGTGAACACGAGTCTGGCCGAGGTCTGGGATGTGCCCGGCATGGCGCCGGACTGGAAGCGGCTGTACGACCGTCGCGAGGATTACGCCTACGGCAAGGTGCCGCACGGCGCGTCTTTCCTCACTGCGTTTGTCGACGTTCAGGAGAACCCGCCGCGGCTCGAGGTCGAGGTGAAAGCCTGGGGCAAGACCGGCGGAGAGAACTGGTCGGTCTGGTATGAAGTGATTGCGCCGGAACGGCCGGGTCCCGGTGGGCGCCCGGTGCGTTGCACGCCAGCGGATCCGGAGCCGTGGGAACGCCTGGCGGAGTTGATCATGAAGGACTGGCCGCACGCCGACGGCGGCACGCTGCCGATCTGGGCCTGCGGTGTGGACTCCGGTTACATGGCCGAAACGGTCTACTCGTTTTGCCGGGGTTTTGTGCAGCCTGCATATGGCCCGGCCGGCGCGGTGGTGCCTTCGTATCGGACAGTGGTACCGACCAAGGGCGGCCACAATCCGTTCAAGATCATCGAGAACATCTCCCAGATCGACGCGGCCAAGGCCCGTGGCGGTTTGCGGATCGTCACGATCGGGACACACTGCGCAAAGCAGAACGTCTATGACTCGCTGGGGAAGGACAAGCCGCTCGACGATCAACCGTTTCCGAAGGGCTACTCGCATCACCCCAGCGCTTACGACGAGTCGTACTTCCAGGGGCTGACAGCCGAGACTCGGATCGTCACGGAGGCCGGCGCGGTCGAGTGGCATAAGACCGGCCGCAACGAGCCGCTGGACACCGCAGTGGGCAACCGGGCGATGTACGAATTGTGCGGTGGCCAGCGGCTAAGCGATGCGGCCTGGGAAGCGCTCGAGCAGCAGCGGCAGCAGTCGGCGGCGCCGGTGGTAGTCCCGGGGCAAGCCCCGGCGCGCACTGTCGAACAGCGCGAAGAGAGCCGTGTGGCGCGGCCGAAGTGGATGAGCTAAGCGATGGCCTACACCCAGCAGGATCTGGACCGGATCGAGAAGGAGATCGGCAGCGGCGCCGCGGAGCAGCAGTATGGCGACAACCGGGTGCGCAAACGCACGCTCTCCGAACTGCTGCGCATACGAGCCGAGATGCAGGCGGAACTGGCCGCACAGCAGCCACCGATCCGCCAGGTGCGGTTTAACACGGAAAAGGGAGTTTGACGATGGTGTCGAAACAGACAGAGAAGAAGCAGGGGAAGAAACCAGTGGAGCCACCGAAGCAAGAACCGCAGACGCAAGCTCCCACGATCGGTGTACAGCCGGTCGTGCCGGTGCGCGCCGCGCGGATCACGCCGCAGGTTGCGCTCGAGGCGTTGCTGGTGAGCTGGCTCTGCCTGCGCGACTTTGCACTGTGGGCCTTCGTACAAGGCGTGGATTCCGAAGCGCCGCTGGCCAATGTCGATCTATCGCAAATCGGGGTGAGCGTCGAGCAGATGAACGCGATGCGCGGCGCGGTGATGCACTTCGCCAAGCAGATCGCCGGCAAGAATGATCCGGACGTTGTGCTGCGGGATGCCATCGCCAAGGTTCGCAGCGGGCACGCCCCGGTCTTCTCCCTGACCGTTCCCAGCCTTCCTTCCGCATTCTGATTCGCCGCGTAGCTCCCCATCATGGCCAAAGCCGAACTGTTCGCCGACGTGTACCGTCCCGCGCCCAGCGCGCCCGGGGTCTCTGTGCCCGCGCCGGCCGCGGCGTATGCAGGCACTGGCGGGAGCGCTGGCGGAAGTGCGATGCCCTACTACGACGCCTCCGGCTGGGGGCGGCGCATGTACGGCTGGAACCCGGGCAACGCAGGTCCGAACACCGTCGGCATTCAGACCATCGAGACGCTACGCTCCCGGTCGCGCTACACCGCGCGCAACGATCCCTGGGCCAACAACGGCATTGCCTCGTTCGCTGCGAACGCCATCGGTACTGGCATCAAGCCCCAGTCGATGCACCCCAGCAAGCAGGTCAAGCAGAAGATCCAGAGCGCCTGGCTGCGTTGGACAGACCAGTGCGATGCGCACAACGCTTGTGACTTCTATGGCTTGCAGACGCTGTTGTGCCGGGAAGTGATCGAGGGCGGCGAGTGTTTCGCCCGCCTGCGCCCGCGCCGCAAAGATAGCGGGCTGCGCGTGCCGCTTCAAATTCAACTCCTGGAATCTGAGCTGCTCCCTGCCTGGTACAGCGTCGACCGCCCGAACGGGAACCGGGTACGCGCCGGTGTCGAGCTGAATAAGGAGCACTCGACGGCCGGCTTCTGGTTTTTGAAGCAGCACCCAGGCGACACGATCATCTGGCCCAGCAACGCCGGCGTGCTGCTGCGCGTTGCCAGCCAGAACGTATGCCACGTCTTTCAATCGTTGCGCGCCGGGCAGCTGCGCGGCGTGCCATGGCTCGCGCCGGTGTTGCTGCGCATCCATGAATTGAACCAGTTCGAAGACGCGGAACTGGTGAAACAAAAGGTTGCGGCGATGTTCGTGGCCTTCGTGAAGCAGATGACGGGCCAGGGCGTGTTTGGCGAGGTGCCTGGCACGCCCGGTGTAGCCCCGGCGCCGCCGCCCGGTGTGGGCACGGCCATGATGGAGCCGGGCACGACGCAGTATTTGCGTTTGAACGAGGATATTGAATTCGCGAATCCTCCGCAGTTCAATTCGCTGCCCGAGTTCATGCGGATTTACCTGCGCTCGATCGCGGCGGGCCTCGGCGTCACTTACGAGCAACTGACCGGTGACTTGACCGGCGTGAACTATTCGAGCATCCGCGCGGGCCTCATTGAGTTCTGGCGCCGCTGCGAGCAGTTCCAGCACCAGGTCATCATCTTCCGCTTCTGCCGACCGGTCTGGGACGCCTGGATCCGCACGGCTCTGATCTCCGGCGAGCTCGATTACTCCGATTACGCAAAAGACCCGCTGGCATTCACGAGTGTGAAGTGGGTTCCACCCGTACGGCAGTGGGTGGATCCGGC